CCGCTTTGAAATCGGCGGTCGTCATAGCACCCTGGTCGCCCGCGGAGCCTGCCCGGTCGTCCCGAGATTCGGCTGACTTGACCATCCTGTCCTGGGTCGCAGCTTTCTTCGTCGCAACCAGCACCCCCGGGCTGTCTCTCTCGAACACCCCTGCTTCGCTGGGGTCCAGCTCGACAATGTCCCCCTCTTTCCAGGGACCCCCGAGAGAACTGGCATAATCCCACTGAACTTTGTAAGTTGCCACTCGAGTCTTCCTTTCGGGGGAGCCGGTGCACCGGCTCCCCCGCTAACGCAACCTGTTTCGTTGGGCGCTCTTCAGGACGTTGCCCCAACCAGGCCGTACCAGTTAACGCCATCGCACCAGACGATGGCCGCTTCATTCTGCGTAGGCGTGACGATGGTTCCGGCCGCATCGTTCTGAATGGTCAGGATCTCGGCCGCATCAGCCTCGTTGCAGATCATCAAGAACACGCCGGCACTGGACTCCTCAGGCGGCAGTGTAACCGTGCGGCCCGCGCCCCCCGGGTCGAAGTTCATGGCGTTGTAGAGCTCGACTTCCGCCGGGGTGATCGTACGCGCCCCGGAGAGCGTCTCGAGCGCCTTGTTGGTGAACCGGCTGGCTGCACCGGTGGGTGCTACTGCAAAACGTTTTCTAGCCATGATCCACCTGCCTTACAGAGTGATGTTGTAGATCACATCCGCGGCCTCGATCCCTGACGCCGCGCCGGTGGGTGAGAAACGCCCGAAACCCAGCCGCAGGGAGTAGACCAGGATATTTTGATCGGCCTTGATATCCCGATCAAACTCCAACTTGACGCGCCGTCTCCAGCCAACTACAAAGCCGCGGCGGTTGAAAGCCACGACCTGGCCTTTGACATTGTTGCCGCCGGTCGTCGAGGCCTTCCCATCCGCCTCGGTCTTGCTCATGGCGAGACTGGTGACAGCCGGGTGCCCCAGGATGTCAGCAAACTCACCCGAGAGAAGCGCTCGGCTGCGGACCTCTTTCTGGTTGATCACCTCATCCAGGTTGCCGATGCGGTCGCCGGTCTCGACGTCTGCTACGTAGACCAGGTCTTCGGGGTTGGTCGGGTGGCCCCAGTCCACAAAGCGGGCTGCGTCCACCATACGCCCCTTCTGCGCCACGAGAGCAGCATAGGAGATCGCCCCCGCCAGGTTAGCGCCGTTGGCAGTGTTGTCAACCAAGCCCGCATGCCGGATGCCATCGAAAGCCAGGTAGTGTTTGGTGTCGGCCGGATCGGCATCGTCCAGGTTGATGTTGCCCGTGCCGGCATTGGTGGTATCGCCGTTGAGTACAACCGAGTCGGAGTAGTGGTTGATGGAGAGCTGCCCCTGGCGCCGCAGAAACGGCACGAATGGGATGATCGATTCTTCTTCGAGCTCGCCGGACCACTGCTGGTGGATGACAAACTTCTTCGCGTCCACTTGGACCCGCTGAGAGCCAGTCTTGGATGTGGCGTAAGCTGTTGCGTTGGCAGACGTCGACTCGCCGACGAACAACATCTCCGGGATATCCACTTCAACCGGCAGGTAAGCTGTGGCGTTGAGCATCTCGAAACTTGGGATCAAGCCGAACAAACGGGACTCGGCACGAGCTGCTTCCCAGAGATCGCCGACATACTGCGCACCGACGAGCTGGGAGCCGAAACCAGACTCTGCTGTATCCATCGCCCGGATGGCCCGCTGGTAAGCGTCGGTAAGCTCGAAATCGCCCTTGCGAGCATGTTCTCGGTCCTTGCCGTGAAACAAGCCTAGCGGGATGCGGGGGAACAGGCCGTCGATGGCGGTCTTGTCCATCTCACGCACCTGCTCCATCGGCATATAGACCGCTTCGCTGATAGCGGCAAAGGTGTTGCGCAGCTCTTCAGACGGGCCAGATCCAAGCCCTTTGGCTTTGGCCGCTTCCATCGCGTCGTACAACCATTCCACGTCAGCAACAGACAGGCCCCAGCGAGCATATTTCGATCCCACCAGTTTTCGATCTCCACCGCCGGCGCCGAAGCGCATCTTGCGAATGAATTCGCCATCTTCAGCCAGGAGAAGATCGAGCTGAGTCTTAACGATCTCTGCCAGGCGGGCATCAGATACCTGTTCCTTCAGGCCATCCAGGGACGCCAGGCGGGCGTTGATGTCAGTCATCAACTGTTCAAAATTCGTGTCAGGCATTTCTTAGACTCCTCATGAGTTCTCATCAAACATCGATGAGTGATAAGCGTGTTTGGATTTCGAGCAGTTGGCCGATAGCCGCCCGCTCATCTTCATCCCCGCCTTCGTCATCGTCCTCTGCGGCCTGCTCTTCTTTCTTGGCCCGATCGAGAACGGATTGGATAAGCGTGATCGCCTGTTCCAAGTCGCCCCGGTTGCGGCCGGAAAGAACAGCACCAACCCGCTCCCCTTCGAAGAAGAGTCCATCGATGTCAGCTGCAGTCAGGGCTCGCAGGTCCGCGAGCGGAAGAAACTCCGGCGGGGTTTTCCCTGCCCGGCGGTAAGCCGGAAGCAGGGCGTTATAGCGCTCCTGCCTTCTGTCGTCTGGGTCGTCAGCTGATGGATCGAAAATGCCCGCCATCGCGGCGGCAGTCTCGTTCCACTCGGCCTCTCCAAGATCGTCATCTGGAGCGATATTCAAGCTGAACTTGTTCAGCAACTCTCCAAGCGCCCTGTACTGGCGCACCATCAATGCGTCGGGGTCGCCGGGCACTGGTACAGCGGAAATATCCAATAAGTCAAGAAAGATCTCTTTGCCTTCGATCACGTCTTTCCAACCAACTGACACGGCATTCAGAAAGCCGGCACGGTATTTCCGCTCGACCTGCTTGGCAAAGTCATCCGCCTGATCGAAGGCAACGTCAGCCATGAGCTGCTTGCCTTCGACGGCGGCTTCTGCTCTGCCGATAGGCAAGGTTCGCCCCCAGTAGTCGTGAACCCACAACACGACTGGGTTTGACTGGTAGTTATCTAGCCGCCAGCTCGAGACCTTCAGGTCCTTCCCATCGCGCTTGATCCCTTCCGTCGAAGCCACGAAGCGGATCGGATCCCCATCTTTCCCCCCATCAGCTGCTCGCTCGCACAATGCCCGAGTATAAAATTTGCTCATAATGTCACCCTCACCTTTGCGTTATATCCGTTGGCGGACGCCTGAACCAAACGCTCAGAAACCACGGCTGTAATCGTGCAACGGCAGGAAATATCCTCTTCGGCCTCTCCGATTTGACCCGGCGCTGGACCGCTGCCAACACCAACCTGGAAGTCCTCATCCAGTGGAACAGTCTGCCCGTGAGCCGCAATGTGACTTTCCCGGGTTCTATCATCCAACGCTGCCAGCCAGGACTTCCCTTCCACAACCCCTGACTGTTCCCACGCTTCCAGGACTGCGCCGTTCGCGGCCCCGATCACTTCTGTGCGGGCAATAGTCTCGGGCGTACTGGCGATGCGCTCACCCATGACCGCTTCGATCCGATCTTCCAGGTCGGCAATGCCTTCCCCGGCTTCAATCCCTTCAGAGAGTGACACCTTAAGGGCTTCCCAGGTTGTGTCGTTGACTTCTCGGGCAAAGCGCTGCGCCCGTCGTTCCAGGAAGCGGACAACGGCAGGGGCGGACGTGTCAAATTCAATATCCAGTTCGAGATCGGCAAGGGCGGCGTTTCCCGATTCCTGGAGAATTTCGGCCAACACAGGCCGGGCTGCCTGGCGGAAGCGCTTGACCCATTCCGACTTATTGAATGGATCCTCGACGACATCCTTAGCCGATCGCTGGCGAAGGCGGGCCAGGACTGCTGCCAGCTGCCGCTTCAACAGGTCGACTGTCATGGCGGCAAACTTCTTTTCCTGCGCTTCGGTCCGGCGCACAAAAGCCCGCCAGAGGCGGGAATGCTCATCCGAGCCGAAGGCGATCTGCCGTGTGTTCTCGGGCAGGAGTAATTTCAACAGGTCGTTTTGGGGCACACCACGCTCAGTATCTGTGTCTTCGGACTCTTCCTCTGGCTCCGGAGCAATTTCATCTGCAGGAACAAGTGTTGACTGTCTCCACCAGGTATTTCCCCACGAGACCGGTGGTAGGCCCTTGCCCTCACGCCACTCGTTGATCAGGAGCGCCCCGCGCTCGATCATCCCCTGTGCCCGCTCCCAGGCTTCAGTTTCCGCTTCCTGCAGCACCTCGACCTTTGAAGAGTCGAACTCTGCCTGATCGGCTTCCTTGCCAAACATCGGCAGCAGCTTCTCTTCGAGCTCGTTGGCCACAAACTCACCCAGGGGAATGACTGCGTTGGTCCAGGCTGCTTTCATCGCCGCATCGAAGTTCTCGAAGGTGCGCTGGCCCCCGACCAGGTCAAGCGGCCAGTGGTAGGCACGGCAGACTTCTTCCAGATTCCACTTCAGCCCCTCAAGATATTGGGCATCTTCCGGCGTCAGGTTGGTTTGCTCTAGCTTGAACAAGGTGCGCATGACAGCCAGCCGATGCGCACGCTTCTGGCCGGAGAACCGATACTGCAAGTTATCTTCAAGCTCTTTCGCTTGATCTGCAGTCCACTGTGTAAGCTCGTCAGGCGGGAAAACAAAACCGGCCTGCATGTAGCCCTGCTCAAAAATGCGCCGATTGGCACTCATCATGGCGCTGGAGAGATCGGCGGCCAAGCGGGCTGGAGCGAGCGGGGCAAGCCCCTGGAATTCGTCGATCGGATTCGGATTGGGAATCCAGACCACTTCGTCTGGCGTGTAGGAGATCGGGTTGTCCCCATTGGGTGGGGTGTAGAGAAAACCGGAGATATATTCGGTTGGGTGGGTGACGACTTTCACCCGGTCGGGCCTCGCCCACCAGATCTCCTTGGGTGGGGCTTTCCCCGATTCCCCCCGCTCCAGGAACCAGAAAGATTGTCCCCATAGGTCCAAGGAGTAGACGGTCATACGCATCAGGCGGTTGAAAGTCCAGAACGGGTTTACAAAACTCAGGAGATCAAAAAGCCGGCCGCGGGTGACCAGGTCACGCTCGATACCACGTGCCCGGTAGAGTGCCAGGGGAAGCGACGCCAGCATGGCCGCCCGCATCGTGACCATCGTGTAGACCGGGTTGGATGTGGCAAGGTAATTCCCATATTCAGGCGGGGAAAATTCATCGTTCGCCCCCCCAAAGAAATTCGAAAACGTATTCTGGGATCCCAGCATGTAACTGCGCAGGCGGGAGATTTCCCCGCCGGAGAGCCAGTCAACAAAACGGGATCGTAAGGGGGTCTTCATGCCATCAACGACCCTTCGACAGTCAAGCCCAGCGCCAGCTTATTGAATGCCCCACTGGCTGCATCCACCTGATCCCGCCTGGATCCGGAAGGGAAGGATGTGATCTCGTCAAGGAAAGTCGCGTTCCAGGGTCCGCGCACCAGCTTGACGTTTCCGGCTTGGGCCTGGGATGCCATCGGCTCGGCCCTGAGCTCCTTGGATCCAGTCACCCGATCGGCTCGGACCACAAAACCGGCCAGGTTGCGGATGGTCGCTTCGGCTGATTCCTTGCCGCCGGATCCAGGCTCCTGCTCGGTCCAGTAGTGGACATTCAGGCCGGCCTGGCGGTCAAGCTCAGCGGATTGGCGAAAGTGCGCCTCTCGCTCAGCAGCTCCCCATTGCCCGCGCTTGGCGTCTTCGATGTAGAAGATCCCACCCGCCCGGCTCATGAGTATTTCGGATGTAAATGCTCCTGCGCCCTGTGTGCCCGCCTTATCCTGGTAGCGCACTCGGATAGCATCGGCCGGCGCAGCATCGACGACCTCAAACCAGGCCCGCTTGAACATCTCGCCTTCACGGGGCTGCGGCCGCTGTTGGTACAGAGCATAGTAGTCCCGGCCCAGCACCAGCTTCCGATCGGCGAGTTCCTCGGCCGTGAATCGCTCGGGCCAGAGCGGTTCGCCATTCTCCCGCCCCAAGGAGTCCGATTCTTCGGCTTCTGCCGGCAGGCGGATCACTTCCCAGTTCGGGCCGTCGGATGACGCCAGGATCCGACCGGCCAGGTCGTCTTCGTGCCAGCGGGCCATGATGGCCACGATGGCGCCGTTAGGCTCCAGCCGGGTGTACAGGTCGTTCGTGTACCAGTCCCATACCCGGTCCCGGTAAACCAGACTGTCGGCTTCTTCCCGATTCTTTACCGGGTCGTCGATCATGATGAGCTGCGCCCCGTGCCCGGTAACGCCAGCGCCGACACCTACGGCCCGCAGGGTTCCGCCGGCCGTGGTCTCCCATTCTTCGACAGCTTCCCGGTCGGGTGAGAGATCCAGGCGGGCGCGGGCGATCTTGCGTGCCTTGCGGGAAAGCTTGTTGGCCAGGGTCTGGTTATAGGCGCCGATTATCACGCTGAGCGTGGGATCCTGCTCCATTCGCCAGACCGGATACCTTACAGTCACGAGCTCGCTCTTCCCGTGCCGGACTGGCACCATGAGCAGGAGCTTGCGGAGTCGACCATTTGCGATCCGAAGAAGAGCATCGATGATCAGCTGCTGGAAAGGCTTATTCCAGGTCCAGGACGGGGTGACGGCCGGAAGCCAGTGTGAGAAAGCGATAACTTTCCCCTTCCGAGCGCGCGTGATTGACTTGACACGCTCAGAGTAGGCCAGCTCCCTAGCCGATACGTACGCCTGCGGCAGCGAATAGCTCATGGGCTAAACTTTCGGGGAAGTCAGCTAAGATCTGGTCAGGGGTTATTTCACCCCTGCGGAGAAGGGCGATAATCTCAGAGCGCCAATCCTCGACCTTGATGGTCTCCCGGTACTTTTCTGGCCGATTTGCCTTAAGTAAAAATATGATCAGAGTGTCGCTGTATTCTTGAACGTACCCGCCTGGCGCTCCCTGGAACCAACCAACCGGAACGGTCGTTCCCTTCACCGCCCTACGGTAGGCTTCTTTTTCCATCGCACCGATAGCAGTTTCTATGGATGCATCCCAATCAGCGGAGAATTTGGGATTCCGTTCACGTGCTTTGTAGGCTGTTGTATAGTGAATCCCGGCGCTCTCAGCCGCATAGCTGACAACGCCAAATTTCGCTAAGGCGTCTAGGAACTTCGGCTTCCAGTCTCGAAACCTGGGGCTCCTTTTTTTAGGACT